CAGCGCAATCGCCTGTTCACTGAGGCGCAGACGTTGATGTCTGCGGAGAAAGTCACCGCCGAAACGCGCACCAAGGTCAAAGCGATCATGGCCGACGTGGATGCGCTGGAAGAGGACATTACTACTCAGCAGCGCTTGGACAAGATCGACGCTGAGTTGCGCCAGACCGAACGGCCCCCGCGCCCACAGCCAGGCGGAGAAACCGGTGACAAGCAGCACGATGAGTCGATCAGCCGAGCATTCGAGAAGTACATCCGCTACGGCAAAGACAGCTTGACGAGCGAGGAACGCACGTTGCTGGCTGAACGCCGCGACATCACGACAACTGGAGCCTCCGGCAACACGAATGGCGGTTTTGTTATCCCACAGTTGTTCGACACCACGCTGATCGAAGCGCGGAAGCTGGTCGGCAATACCGTGTCGATTGTTGGCAAGAAAGTCACCAACAACAACGGCGCGCCGATGAAGATTGCCACCGTGAACGACACTGGCAACGTGCTGGTGACGATGACTGGCGAAGCGACGCTGATTGGAGAGGCCGATCCGACCTTCAACGGGTTCGTGCTGTCCACCGACACTATCGCTACGATGGTCACGATGTCATATCAAGAACTGGAAGATTCCGCGTTCGACCTGAACGCTTGGATTCGCAAACAGTTCGGCATCCGGTACTACCGTGGCTTGGAAACGCTCATCACGAACGGCAATGGATCGAATGTCGCTTCGTTGAAGACGGGCGCTGTCGCGGGTGTCACTGCAACGGGCACGTCTTCGAGTGCTGGAGCAAACCTCCAGACAGGTCAGGTCGGCCCAGTGTTCGACGACTTCGTTGGGATGCAGGGCATTCTCGATCCAGCCTACGAGCAGGGCGCAAGCTGGGTTCTGAACTCCAGCACCCGCGCTTACCTCGTCGGCCAGAAGGATCAGTACGGTCGTCCGTTCTGGACTCCAAACCCCAACACGAATGTGCTGGATCACATTCTTGGCCGCCCGATCGTGCTTAACCAGGCACTTCCGAGCGCCGTGAACACGTCCACCACTGCGACTGCGACTGGCATTCTGTACGGCGATTTCAGCGAAGGCTACTTGCTGCGTACTGACGGCCCAATCTCGATCCGCCGCAGCGACGACGTTCTGTTGCAGAAATTGGAGACGGTCTTTGTGGCATACAGCCGCATCGGTGGTGCTCTGACGAATGCAGGAACGAACCCAATCCTGTCGCTGACTACCCCGATTGCCTAAGGCGTAATCGGAGCAATGATCCCGGCGGCGCAAGTCGCCGGGATCATCTTCCAGCCGGTGAACTATGGATATTCGCATCATCAAAAGTTTTGGGGTTGCTGATAGCCCCCATCCCTTCCATCCGGGCGACTGCCTCACGCTGCCAGACGAGAAAGCGCAGGCATGGATCGCCGAAGGGAAAGCTGTGGCGCTGCGGCCAGAGGCCGCGGTTCCCGTCCGCAAACCTGCGAAACGCAAACGCGAGCGCGAGAAAGCGATCCGCTACTAAATGTCCCATCTTGCACTCACGCTCGTAACGCCCCCAGCGGTGGAACCCGTGTCGCTGACGCAGGCGAAGAATTTCTGCCGCGTGGACTTCACGGACGATGACACGCTCTTTCCGGTGCTCATCACCGCTGCCCGCGAAGAGGCCGAGCGCTACATGCGCCGTGCAATCTTTAACCAGACGTGGACGCGCACGCTCGACAACTTCCCGATGGCGTGGAACCGCAACGCTACCCAGAATGCTGCGCGGCTGAGCGAATGGCCATACTGGTCGAGCATCTGGAATCAGCTTCGTATCGATCTGCCGAAAGCGAAGACGCAATCGGTCACATCGATCACCTACATCGACAGCAGCACCCTGCAAGAGGTCACGCTTCCGCCTTCGTCCTACATTGTGGACACATCGCGGCTGCCCTGCTGCATTGTGCCCGCCAATGCGGGCTACTGGCCGGTCGAGATGCTCTACAACCCCGGATCGGTCACGATCACGTTTGTGGCTGGATCGTTCGGGGACGGCGTGGTCGTGAATACGTGCCCCCAGGGGATTGTCGTAGCCATCCTGATGCTCGTTGCCTATTGGTACAACAACCGGGATGCCTCTGGCGTTGTGCCCGACGCGGTCAAGTCGCTCCTGAACCCTCACCGCCTCACAGTCTTCGAGTACAAATAGATGGCGCAAAAGACCGCAAAAGTCGGAAAGTCTGCGTCGCAGATCAGCACCGGGGCGCTCAATCGGCGCATCGCCATCCAGTCGCAGAGCACGGTGCAGGATTCCTACGGGCAGCCGGTGCAGACATGGACGACCGTCTACACGTGTTGGGCGAATATCGGCGTGCAGCAATCCCAACTGGTATACGCCACATCTGAGTTCATCTCGAAAACAACCCACCGCATCACGATGCGCTGGACTTCATCTGTTGTGCTGACTCCCAACATGCGCATCGTGTACACCGATGCCGCCACGACCATAACGCACACGTACAACATAGAGGCGTTGATGAACCCCAATGAGGCGAACTGGCAGATTGTAGCCCTCTGCTACGAGTTGGAGGGTAACCAGTAATGCAGCTTGGACTCGCCAACCTCCTGTCGTCAACGACTGCCATCACGTCACTGGTGGGAGCGAACATCTTTCCCGTGGTCGTGCCGCAAAATGGGCCACTCCCAGCGTTGACGTGGAGCACGATTGCCCACACAAGCGTTCCTGGGCTGCAAAACGAGGGGATGCAGCGGGTGCGCGTCCAGTTCGATGCGTGGGCGCAGACCTATGCGCAGGCCGTAGCGATCCGACAGGCGATCACGGCGTCATTGTTGGGCTACATGGGAACGCTGTCGGACGGCACGGTCGTCCACAACGTTCTGCGCGTCTCCAGCGTGGATTTTTTCCAGCACGAATCCCTTGAGTATCGGGCCATGCTGGAACTCTACTTTTTGATTACCTAGTTCCCCCACCAGTCACCATCGTCGCCTTTTGATTATCGACTGAACCACTTCCACTGCGCCGCCTAGCTGCGCAGTCGCACTGTCACGTCCGGCCCAGCCGGGAACCCAAAGATTCTCAACATCCAGCAAATTCAGGAGGCAATTTTCATGGCATACACCGGCTCGCAGGCCATATCGGGGCGCGGAAGCGTCCTTTCCATCAACACGGGAACCGCTACTCTCCCCGTCTGGACGACGGTCGGAGAAGTGCGCGTTTCCTCAAACAGCGGCGCGCAGTGGAAAACCGCTGATGTGACGAACTTCGAAAGCGGCAACAACATGGAGTTCATCACGACCATCCGCGACAACGGGTACTTCAAGTGCACGTGCAATCGCGTGAGTGGCGATGCTGGACAGATCGCGCTCTACAACAGTTACCTGAATGGCACAACGGTCATGTACCAGTTACAGCTACCGCTGCAAGCCGGGCAGACCACAAAGGGCGACCTGTGCTCTTGGTCTGCGCTCACCGAGAGCTACGACTTCGATGTTGACCCCGAAAAGCAGATTGAGGTCACGATCAACCTGAAGATCACCGGCCCGCTGGATGTGACTCCCGGCTCGTAATCCGCAATCCCTCTGCGTGGCGTGCTTAGATTAGGCGCGCCGCGCAACACCAACCAACCACTCGTGGAGATGACATGTCTGAACCGCTGATTCAGCCGGTACCGCTTACGGTACGCGGCACTACTTACAATCTGGTGCTGGATTTTGCCGGATTGCTCGCAGCCGAGAAAGAAACCAATGTGAACATGCTGCAAGTTTTCGAACTGCGCGAGTTGGATATGCGCGGGCTGCAAGCTCTGCTGCGTGCCGCTCTGCTGCGGATGCACCCCGAAGTGATGCCCGTCGATATTTTGCAGACGGCCGCAGACGTGAACGACGCCATCACTGCCGTGATGGAGGCATACCGCGTCTCGCTTGGCGAACCGCCTGAGGGTGAGGAGCCGGAAAAAAACGCGGAGGAGCGGGAGACAAGCTCGGATGGGACGACCTCTGGAGCTACGCCCGCATCGACCTCGGAATCACCTCAGCCGAGTTCTGGGAGTTAACGCCAGCGCTCTTCCGGGCGCTCTCGCGTAGGGCGGCTGCCCGCGTGGAACGCGATGAGTTCTACGCGGCGCAGGTAGGCGCTGCTGTCTACGCGACTGGCTACCGCGCACCGAAGTACCCGGTCAGCATCGCTGACCTGATGCCATCCGTGCAGGGCCGCAAGCATGGGGCGCGCAACCGTGACCACGGAAGAGTCCCCCGCAACCGCAGTCAGGAAGAAATCGCGCAGGAACTCCGGCAGGTGTTGGCGCTCTGGAACCCGCGCATCCTGAATCCGCAGGGAGCGAAGCGCCAGTGATCGCAAAGACTTAGCGGCATTTGAGGTCGTCCGCAAATCCTACTACTGCGGATGGCACGAAGCCGAAGCCAAGTGCGTTTCGCCCGCTCTCCATCACTATTGAGGTGTGCGATGGAAATGGACGTGCGTGTGGTGGGCTACGAGGAGATGGTGCAGATGTTGCATCAGCTCGACCTGAAGAAACAGAACCGGATCGTCAGAAGTGCGCTGCGCGCGGGCGCTGTAATCGTCCAATCTGCAATTTCAGAGGCCGCGCCGGTCAACGAATGGCCGCTGTCTCCCAACTCATCTGCGCAGGCTCCGGGCGCACTGAAGAACGATATTGGCATTCGCATCGCCGGGAGTGCCGAGGACTACATAGCCATCGTTGGCCCACTGGCCCACACGGAACAGCTTGCTCGGTGGGTGGAATATGGCCATCGCATCGTGCGCGGCGGCTACAGCCGCATAGCGAAGGACGGCAGGACGCTTCGTGGCCCAGGCAAAGAGGTGGGCCGTGTAGACGCACATCCATTCATCCGACCCGCATTCGAGCGGGTACGCGGTGAAGCCGTACAGGCCATCCAGAAAACACTGATTTCGAAACTGATGCAGGCAGTGCGCCAACGCGCACGGAAAGCAGCCTAACGGGCCGCAGGGGGAGTTCATGGGCGAAACCGCATCCAGCGCAGTCAATGTGGTGCTCACTATTCAGGAGGGCGCACAGACTACGCCCGCCGTGAATAGTGTGCTGCGCAAGGCGCGGCAGGTGAAAAAAGAGGCCGAGGGGATCGGCGACTCCTTCGATAGATCTGGACGCCACAGCGTCAGCAGCCTACAGGCGACGAGTGCGTCGCTGCGATTACTGGAAGGCGGCATCACGAACA